CCGTCTGCGTTACGGTCAGCCTTTTCAATACTAAAGTATGAGTTGGTTGTTAGATTACTAGCCATTGATTTCTCCTTGTTTTCCTGTTCACTGGTAATTCTTTTAGCCCATGCTCTACCAGCGTCTCCGCCCCAAAGCAACCAAGCAATGTAACCCGCACTGTCTTTGCCCCAGCCTTCACCTTTTTTATCAACTTCATGGCGAGCAAAGTAAGAGTTCATTCTCTTTAATGTGTCTAATGATAATGCTTTTCCGTTTGACAAGTCGCGGGCGCGAGCAACGCCCACCTCTGTTCCGCCACGGCCATGCTTTTCTCTAAGTTCTAATCCGCGTTTGGCGTTATTGCGCACCTCTTGAGGTGGTACAAAGCCATCACTCATGATTACTCCTTAACGCGTTTGCCATAAGAGTATCAATTTTTGGTTACACAAGCGTTTTTAATCAACAGGGTCATAACCAAACTCATTGATGCTATCGCCATCAAACCATAAATCTCCCGCAGGAATTGTTCTACTAATTACATGCCCTGCTTCTAAATTACTAAGCAGATGTTGTTTGGCATAAGTAGGTGACATTGTTACCCAATCACCAGGATTGATTTTGTCCACGCCTTCAGGAACGGCTCTATAAATAGTTACAGGTTTAGTAGGTTTACCTCTAATAGCCATAAGCGCAGAAACGCTTTCTTTATCGGCTGTTGGCATGCCAGTTGTATAAATGTTTGGCCTTTCATAAAAATCAGGCATCATTTCTTCAACATCAGTTGCAGGTGCGCCAAATCCATCTGCGCGTCTAGGCGCTGTGTGGTATCCGCGGTAATCAGTTGCCTCTGCGGTTTCCTCTGCACCTGCTTCACCTGCTCCTGCACCTGCGCCGCCACCCCCGCCACCTTGCGGGCCTCCTGGCCCAAAAGTAAAACGGCCTTTAGAGTCACGGTTTGGGTTGTTCTTTTCAATGTCAGCGTCAGCACCTTTGATGTTAAACAGGGCTTCTTGCTTTGGATTGAACTTAACCTTTATTGCGCCTGTTTCTATCCCTCTAATAAATCCTTCAACAGTGCCGCCATCAAGCAAGAATTTGTAATACCTCTTGAACCCACTCAAATCCATTGAGTTAATAATCTTTGCTTGTTTGTGTGATTGCGCAGGAGTAGTCATTACCTTCTCGTTTCTTTAGCGACTGTAAGCATTGACCTATCAAGAATTACATAAATACCCGCTTTGTTATCTTGCATAAAGCCAACATCATAGGCTTGATACCCTTTAGCGGCTAAGGCTCTGCCCATGTTGTATGCGCCTCCAAATGCTCCTTGACCTCTAAGAACTTCTCTGTAAGTTTCTTTTACAACTTCTTTAGTAGGCATAATTGCATTGCTAGGGATTAACATGGCCATTGTTTGCCCGTTGCCCATTTGACCTTCTGAGACACCTCTTGCGTATCCCATTGCTTCTGTCATTTCTGTTGTTGAGTAAGTTCCACTGCCAAAAGAACCCCACCCGCCTCTGTAATCACCTGTCATAAATTCATCAACGCCTTGTTGGGCGGTGTAACTAATCTTAGGTACAGGCTCTAAAATGCCATCTTCAACATCTTTGGAGTAATCTGACAATCCACGCCAAACAACTTTTCCTTCACCTGCATTTTGTTTAGCAATCAGTTCATCAATTGTTTCTACCAATTGAGGTTTCCCATCAAAGCCTTGCATTTCAGCAATAATTTTTAATTGATTATCGCCTACTGACCCACCTGTTGCTAAGTCTTGTTTTTCCATTTCTTGTAAGCGTTTAACAATTGTTTTATCCTTAAATTCTCCCATTTCTTCTGTTTCTTCAAACATTTTGGCAAGTTCTGCCTCTATGTTTCGTGGGTTGCTACCTTGTCTAGTTGGTGGAGCAACTTCAACAGGGGCATCAACAATAGGCGCTCCATCAGGCATAGGCGCTAGGCCACCATCAATGCCCATAGGGTCATCATCTTCCATGCCAGGAATTACAGGGAGTAACACACAACGGCAATGTGGGTGCGCAGGGGGTTGTGTATCTCCTGACGCAAATGTTTGCCCAATAACAATTACTTGCCCATCATTTTTTGCGCAAATGTCACATGGGTCAGATACAGCCCATTCCATCTTTTGCAATCCTGCATTTTTGTAAGTCAGCGTTGAAGAAAAAGACATAGCGCGATTTTGTTCAGTAATTGCAATAGTCAGGGCGCGGCTAGGGCTTGCCACATGCTTGCTAATCATTACAGCGGCACTCTCAGCATCTAAGCCTGCGGCAATTGAGTCAGAAAGAGCAGTGCCTAAATTTACAATTGTTTCTTTGTTAAACTTTTTGAAATAACTATCTGCATTTACTCGTATTAAGTAATCTTCAAAACCTGAAATGCGTAAAGCGGTAGCCAAATCACCAGGTTTCCAGTTATCCCAATTAACTTCAATGTCATCAGCCTTTTGTGCTAAACGCGTTTTGCGTATCCATTCTTGAGCCGCTACATCACCTAAAATAAACGCATCTTTCCATGCGCGGGTAACAGCCAAACGCAAAGGCTCATCATTGATGTACACATTGAGCATAATCCATGAGCGAGCGCGCACACGATCCTGCGTAGGATTATCCGTAGGCTGTGGCATTGTTTCCTGGTATCTTTCAAAGACTCTTTTGAAGTCTGCTACCTGGCGCAGTGCCGCCCTAATCTTCACTGCGTTCTTTGCCGCTAAGCGCCCATCTGCCTCAAGAGCGCCTTTAATCATGTTAGATAAGCCTTAGCCAGCGCTCTAGCGGTATCTAAATCGCCATCAAATGCGCAACGGTTGAGTGCATCTCCTACAATTGGGTCAAGTGCTTTGAATTCAAATAACCTTGCGCGCTTACCCTTAGCCGCCCATTTCATAAATGCTTTCACTTCAGTCACTTCATCTTCTTCAGGCTTTACCTCTGTTGCAGGCTTTTCCTCAAGAGTGTTTGGTGTTGTTGGTGCGTCAGGTGTTGCATCAGGGCCGCTTAATGTTGGCGCTGTTGCCGCGCTAGAAGCATCAATCAATCCATCAGGTGAGAACAAAAGAACGCTTGAGCCTGCCACCATAATAGGCATGTCAGCCTGTGGTGTATCCAGCAAAGGCAAACCAAGTTCTGAGCGGCGCTCGTTGATTGATTTACCACCTGAGCGAACTTCAATCTCATTCTTGCGCGCATTTTCTTCTGTGTCTCTGCGCTCTGATGTAAGCAATTTGAATTCAAGTTCACGCGGCATACCTAAGTATGTGTAAGAAAGATTTGTAAGTTGCTTAGAAATCCAGTTAGCAAGAGGCCCAACACCTAACGCTTCACCATTTTCTGCTTGTCCTTCTGAAAAACCAGCCCCGCCTAATCCGCTCTTAGGTGAGAAACCAATTTCCGCAGGTTGTACACCAAAGTGTCCGCAGATAGAAGTAACTAAATAATCATCAAGTGTGTCCTTGAACTTCTCACCATAACCTTCATTAACAACAGGCGTTAAACCTTTTGGCAATAAACGAGCGCGTTTGCGTTGCTCTGTCTGTCCTGCAAGGTCATCATTAAGAATACGCTCATAAGCAAGCAAGAGGTCAGGGTTAGTTCCCCAATCCTCATCAGTTGTAAACATGAGTTCAGGCATTACACCATCTGTGTACTCTGCTCTAATCCATTGTTGGCGGCGCAAGTAAATGTCAGCAAGTGGTAGCGCTCGCTCTACTGGGCTAAATCCGTAAACAGTTGTTGAGCGGCGATTGCGTACCATGTAAGCCAATTGGTCAGATGTAAACTCACCATCTGCCTTTGGATCTTCTTCAGTTGCAGAAAATTCTGAGCGTGGGAAACCATAAAGAATTTGTTGGAAAGCCGCGTTAGGTGGCATTGGGCGCATACCGCGGTCATCAATAAGCGGCTTGATTGTTGAACCATCAAGAATTTGGAAACCGTATAAATCGCCACCTACTGTTGGTTGTGGGTAAATAGCAAGTGCATCAATTACAAGAATGTCCTCAATTGCAATGTTAATCCAGTCTTGCCATGTGTATCCGTTTGCTTTGTCAGGGTTTTCCCAAAACTCACGCAAGCGGTTAATTTCTTCTGTGTACTTTTCGCGGGCCTTAGCCATAGCGCGCACATGATCGCCGCCTGACTCTGCCGCAATCTTTTCTGATGCGTCTGAACCAAGAACAATGTCAAACTGTAAGCCGTTCATCTTTGATTTAGTTACTTCAATGCAACGGCGCAAAATGTCAATACTGTCACCAGCGGCGCGTAATGTTGTAAATGGAACTAAGCGCGTTGGAACAATGTTGATGTTCTGAGCAACCTGGTACTCATAACGGCGCGGTTCAGGGCGGCCTGTTGCTGGATTAACTGGGTTAATTGCACCAGGGATAATTGGATTGCCTGGGCCAAATGGAACTGTTGCGCTAAATGGTGCGCGTGGGAGTGCAACATTGTTGCCGTATGTCTGTTGCATTGCTAAACCGCTTTGGGCCATAAGTGCATCAGTGCCAATTGTTGTAGCACCCGCAGGCAGGTTAGGGCCTTTTTCAATATTGCCAGTTGCTATTGCTCTTGCGATACGGTCACGCAGACCCATGCGTATCTCCCTTGTTATGCCCCTTGTAAATCAGGCGTGTTGTAATGATAGCGATTTATTCAAGTTCATGTATTGTAAGGTTTATGAACTTAGTAGAGAAGGCAGTTCAACACGGTGGCAAACTTGCGCCCCTAGTAATACCTCACGGATTAACTAGCGGCACTGGGCTAATGAACCCATCAATCTTTATTGATGACAAGGGCAACATTCTTGTGAACTTACGCCATGTTAATTACACGCTGTACCATGCAGAAAATGAGCAGAAGTTTCCTAGCCGATTTGGGCCACTGTCATACCTGCACCCTGAAAAGGATCGCCGCTTAGTTACGGTCAATTACTTGTGCCGTCTTAATGATGACCTTGAGATGACTCACCACGCCAAAGTGGATACATCTGAATTAGATGTTGAACCCATTTGGGAGTTTGTGGGTGAAGAAGATTGCCGCGTAGTTCAGTGGCTAGATGATTATTACCTAGTAGGCGTTCGCCGTGACACCACAACCAACGGCGTAGGTCGCATGGAGTACAGCCGTATTGAGATTGACTGGGATAACTGGGCAGTCAAAGAGGTCAGGCGTGTGCGTATCAAAGCCCCTGCTCCTAATACTTCTTACTGTGAAAAGAATTGGATACCTGTCCTTGATAAGCCTTATCACTTCATCAAATGGACAATGCCAACATAATTAGTTTATGCCAACCCAATCAGCGGGGAATGTGAACAGGTATTTGTTAAGCCAACAGCGCCAGCGCCTAAAGACCAACGCGGTTCTAGCCAGGTCATACGGTGGGGCAACATGTACATCTCTATTACCCATGAGGTTGATTTGTTTAAGAATTACCTGAAGCAAAAAGATGCCATTTACCGTCACCGCCTTGTTGTGTGGGATCAGGAACTAAATGTTGTAGGACTAAGTAAGGAATTCTCATTCTTAGATGCTCGCGTTGAGTTCTGTGTTGGCGCGGCGGTTCACAAAGGTAACCTTTTGGTGTCTTTTGGTTTCCAGGATAACGCCGCTTTTGTGTTGCAAGTGCCTGGTGCAGTAGTAGAAGATTTAATTATGGAGGCACTAGCGTATGAAAATTGAACAATTAGTTATAGAACTATCTAAAGACCCATTTAATCCAGTGCTTAATTTTGATGTAGCGGTGGAGTACGAGAAGCAAAACCAAACAGCATCAGCCGTTTCTTTCTATTTGCGCACCGCAGAATACGGCCATGAGACACACCCCACCCTGGTTTACGCCTCACTTCTTAAAGCGGCCCATTGTTTTGATGACCAAAATGACCGCCAGGCCACCGTAAGTAATTGTTTATTGCAAGCCGTGGCTTATCTACCATACCGCCCTGAAGGTTATTTTCTTTTGGCGCAGTTCCATGAGCGTTTAGGCCAATGGCAAGAGTGCTACACCTGGGCAAACATAGGATTGCACAATCAACTTAACTCACCGCTTCCTGTTCATGTTGGTTATGAAGGTCAGTATGTATTGCTGTTTGAAAAAGCAGTAGCCGCCTGGTGGATAGGGCGCAAAGATGAAAGTCTTGAATTGCTCAAGCGTTTAGAACAAATGAACATTGACCCAGGATACAAGTCCGCAGTGCAACACAATCTTGAAAGGATAGGTAATGCTTCTATTTGATGTTGGCGCTAATTGCGGTGATGCAACGCTTGCAGGGTTAGAGCAGGGATACCGCGTAATAGCCTTAGAAGCCGCTCCACGCGTGTTTTCAGAGTTGGTTGGTAACTTCATCTACAACCCAAATGTTGTGCCTCTTAGAATGGCAGTCAGTGACAAAGATGGCGAGCGCTTGAAGTTTTATGAGGCAGATGAAGATGGCCTTAGTTCGCTTAACCAGGATTGGCTCACCAAAGACGGCATGCCGTACAAAGGCAAACCTCACCGTGAAGTAGAAGTAAACACAATCACCATTGACACCCTTGCAGATACATACGGCAACCCTGATTTAATCAAGATTGATGTTGAAGGTGCAGAGTGGCAAGTGATGAAAGGCATGACTCGCCATTACGGGGGCATGATTTGTTTTGAGTGGACATTTGAAACCATGCACCAACATGAGGATCAGTTAGATTATTTATTCACATTAGGTTACAGAGAAATGGCCGCGCAATACATTGTGAACCATTTACAAGCGCCGCAAGTGTGGGGCAACATGCAATCAAACAATGTCAATCAACTATTAGCCTGGCATCAACTTACATCAGATGAATGGATAGACGGCGGTTGGAAAGTAGCCAACCTACGCCCTACCGCAGATGTAGGTATGTTGTGGGTTAGGTAATGTCTCCAACAATTGTAAAGTTGTTAGAACTTGTGCAAAGAATTGATGCAGAACTGTATTGAGCGCGCAACACTGGGCTTGCAGACCCATTTGATGTAAATGTAACGCCGCTTGCCACAATAGAAACCGCACCTGCACCAATACGCTGTACATAAATAACTTGTCCAGTCGTAAATGTATTAGCAGGAACAGTGATGTTTGCAGTGCCGCTTTGTGTAACCCATCTGTTTACATCTCCTGCAACTAATGTGTAAGCAGTTGATTGCGCGTTAAATGTAACGGTTGGAAGCGTTCCAGTTGTTCCCTGTGTACCCAAAGTTCCTTGCAAACCTTGAGTTCCAGTTAATCCCTGAAGTCCAGTTGTTCCTTGAACTCCTTGAGTACCTTGAGTTCCCTGGCTACCAGTTGTTCCCTGAGTTCCAACAGCGCCCTGAATACCAGTTGTGCCTTGAGTGCCTTGAATACCCTCTGCACCCGTAGTTCCCTGAGTTCCAGTTAAACCTTGTGTTCCTTGAGTTCCCTCAATTCCTTGAAGCCCCTCAATACCTTGAGTTCCTTCTAGCCCTTGAGTTCCCTGCGCACCAGTAGTTCCTTGAACGCCGTTAATTCCGTCAGTACCTTGCGCACCTGTTGTTCCTTGTGCGCCGTTTAATCCGTCAGTACCTTGAATTCCCTCAAGCCCTTGAACACCCTGAACGCCCTGAGTTCCTTGAGTACCTTGTATGCCCTCAAGTCCTTGAGATCCAGTTATTCCTTGAGTTCCATCATGGCCTTGAATACCCTCTAAGCCCTGAGTTCCAGTTGCTCCCTGAATACCGTTAAGTCCTTGAATTCCCTCATGTCCTTGAATTCCTTGTGTGCCTTGAGTTCCAGTTAAGCCCTGTGTTCCAGTAGCGCCCTGTGTTCCATCATGACCTTGAACACCTTGCGTACCTTGCGCACCTTCTAAACCTTGTAGGCCTTCAGTTCCCTGAATTCCTGTAAGTCCTTGTGTGCCAGTCTCGCCCTGCGCTCCAACAGTTCCTTGAATACCCTGCAAACCAATAACGCCTTGTGCGCCTTGTGTTCCAGTTTGTCCTTGTGCGCCTGTTGTGCCTTGCGCTCCTTCAGTTCCCTGAAGTCCAGTAGTTCCCTGTAATCCAGTAACACCCTGAGATCCTGTTGCACCTGTTGCGCCTTGAATTGCGTAAGCAACCTGAGTTGCAGTTGCAATAATTGACGGAATAGCAGGTGTTCCACCAGCCGCGGCAGTGTGTTCTATAAGAATGTTTGCGTTATCTGT